CAATTTTAAATTGCAATAGCCTAAACCTCAAAGATTTAGGAAATCGAATAAATTTAATCTGAAACCCAGAAGCACTAGTAACTTCCTGAGAAATACCAGGAATGCTCGACAACGGATATTCCCAAGTATTCAGATCATGCCAATGATAAATTCCAAGCTGGCCCCATGTCACCTTGTAAACGGCGGAAAATGGATACAGAGTTCCTGTAACACTTCGACTAGTATAGCAGTCAACCCCCCAATGCATCAAACGCTTAAACCTATGGCTAAGCCCCACATCAAATTGTTTAGTCATCATAAACAATTTGATGTCCAAGGGAGGGACCATTGGACTAATATTACCGTTCTCCACGGTATCTGAATCATACCTATCTTCAAACTTAAACAGCTTAAAGAAGGTACGCCACGCTCCGTTTACTCCAGGGCCCATACCATCTGTAACTTTAGCCAATGCCGACCCAGCTACGTAAATGTTAAAACCCTTACGTAGAACTGTATTTGTATTATCAAGGCGCATGATAGGTCCGAGATATTTAATACTCTCATCCTCTGAATCCCAGCGAGTCCACCCCCTAATACGGAGGTGGTATACATACAGCCTGTTATAGAACCTAACAACGGCCCTATCCCCCACAATCCGTACCCAGTTAGGGTATTTCCAGGACTGAATAGCTGGATCTACAGGGAGAGTTTCGTCATAGTCAAATGGAATTTTGACACTGACTCTCACGAAGTCATAGTTAGACATCTCATATAGCTGATTATATTTAAGGACAAAGACGGAATTCTCGTAAACATCTACACAGTGAGGCCCATGTACACCGATATCTGTGTTAATTACTTGCAAGATAGCTTGAGCAGGTCCCGTATCGTAAGACAGAACATACGTGGCGTTATCTTTAAAAATTATGATATTGTCCTGGTAAACCACTAGATCATTAACGGCATCCCCGTCACCAGGGTTTATGTCGAAAAAATTGACTGTAGGTTGCCAAGTACCGAATACTGCTAGGTCAGAAAAGAATAGCCTAGATTCATCAGTTGGAGTTCCGCGTCGACCGCTAATCCAAAGTCTATCCTTATAAATACAGGAAGCATAGCCTACTGGCATACTCGGTATAACTGTCACTAGTCCTGTGGTCAGGTCATAACTAGCGCCCAAACCAGGAGACGCGATATCTGGGATTAGATACAGGAAATCTGCATAACGGTGTGCTTTATTGTGGGAGCCATCAGCAATCTTTGCAATAAGACCCTCGTTAGGTCCTTCAACGTAATAAATATAAGAAGCCGGAGCAGTAATGTGTGAACTGTTTACTATTACAAATCTATTAGACTCGAATGTACCAGTACCGATAATGAGCTGATTAGACTCAGGTGGAGTACCACTAGTATCAGTGCTATTTCCGTATGTTGACTCAAGCAAACTCCAGGGTGGCCTAGATACTAGAGAACCCTCTAGACTAATGTCAAAATTAACACAATCCTGCATCTCGTCGTCAGCTATACGAGCTGGGTTAGAGTAGGTGTTAATGCCACCCGCAAAGGGCCCAATAGAGAATTCCTGCACATTGTCGGACGACCTAGGCATTTAAGCATCTTCCGGGAGGACAGTAATACTGGGGTAATATTCTCGACTGGTCCACTTGTTTCTGTCATTAAGTTTCATCATGGTTTCATCGAATTGACCCTTCTTTGTCTGAGCTTTCTGATAGTCTTCATCAAGCTCGTATGCCTGCTGTAGACAATAGTTAACTACAGCATTATGATAGGCTAGCGGGACGGAAAGATTATCTGCCAAATTGCCCACAGGAGTAGGGCGTCGAATATAGTAGATAGAAAGACCACCGACAAGGTCAGTATCTGGCTTAGGGAAGACACGAANCTTTCCTTCCCAGACCATGAATACTTCTGGAGTTCCTGTGNCATATTGTGTGGTCCCGTATCCNCTAAGNTATTCGTCGAATTCCTGAAAACTCATGGACTTAAGTCNGAGACCATTATATTTCANGCTCCGCAATACAGATATGTCTACAGGGAGATCATAAATATCCTGATCTCTAACCGTGTCAGCAGAACCTGTAGTCTCCATGAGGCCCTCATTTGAATTAACTATCTCTTCCTGAGCGTCGTTAATCCAACGGATAATATCCTGATCTGTAACCTGTACGCCTGCCTCGTCTCCAAATGTACGCTTAACGCGGGTTGAGACGTCTTGGACGTTCAAAATCTATCCCTCCATGCTTGTATGAGAACTTATTACTACGGAGGATAGATGCAGCCATCTCATGAGCCTCCATACGTTCCTCCTCATTTTGCTTAGCTATCACCAACTCCCTAGCTGCATTGTAATTCTCTATGTAACTTAGTTGATTTGGAGAATTCTGTTGATCGGCCTGAAATACTTTAGCAAGTAGTCGTTCATCTGCCTCATCAGCAGTACAGACCAAATAAGGTGCCCGACCTGGCGGGAAACATACGACTCTGAAAGCTATGTCACTTTCAGATCGTTTATCTGGTGGAATCCACTGTAGCTGGAGGGACTTATCGTAATCCTGTAGAATCTCATTTATTCGGATTTGCTTCTGACTAACGAAATGTCCATCTACAGGGAAGTAGAAGTTGCCATTAAGTACCCTATTACTCATTAGACGCTTCCATAGTATGCGTACATATTGTCAGTTAGTGAGTTTTCTGGAGCACCTGTAGGCTGTGCCGCGAAAAATGCATCCATGTTATCCAATAGCGTCTTGTTAGGGTCACCAGTAGGTTGAGTGGAGAAATAGAGACGCATGTTATAGCTTAGAGATTTACTAGGATCTCCCCCAGGCTGTGCTGCGTAATACGCAAATGAGTTATCCGACAGGGATTTCTCTGTAGATCCCGTAGGCTGCGAGGAGAAATAATTAAACATCAGGTCACTGAGACTATCTGCCATTACGCTCCTTATAATAAAAGGCGGCTACAGAGATATCCCCTGTAGCCGCCTTTCTTAATGCTATTTAGCTCTCAGTGATGTCCGTAGCGAGGCCGTGGGTGTTACGTCGGTCAGTAGCAAGCTGGCAGTACTTGTAAAGAGTAGAGTCATAAGCATCGTAACCGATAACTCGCTGCCACTTAGACCCATCGCGGTCCATAAAGGACCAGTCACTCTCACGGTGAATCTTAAGAGCCTTCTCGTTGATAAAGTACATACGGTTAGGCTGGCAGTCCACGTCTGTAACCATGGGAACTTCGCCGTTATCCGTAGTAAATGCGAGGCCCTTAAAGCCACCCTCAAAGTCCTTCGTATTGGAATACCTACGCTGCTGGACCAGAAGGTTAAAGTAACTACGGCGAACACCAAGCGTAGTAAAGATGGCCGTAGTATTTCCACCATTAGTATAAATGTCATCGACCATACGGATCATAAGCGACTCAGACAGTGCTCGATTAGCACCACCATTGTCGTTCATAACTGACTTCCACGTAGGCTCTACAGCCGGGTCGATGTTATACAGCTCTGTAGCATCATCGACAATCTGCTCAAGGCCGATAGTCTCACGGTTAAGGTTACCCTGGCGAACTACAATATCATTCGCCGCAGTAGCCGTAGGCGTCTCATCAATGGTGATAGAGACGTTCTTATCAACAGCCGTTACGGTAGCGCCAGCAGCCGTAGTCTTAAGGGTATCACCGGCCGAGTTATAGACATCGACCTCCATACCAACTTCCATGTACTGCGTGTTAGTCATCGGGATAACGCCCGCAGCATTAACACCAGTAACAACGCCAAGAACACCGACAGAAGTGCCGTAAATCTGCCGGTTATAATCCTTAGCCAGATCCCTCTGGATACCGTTAACTTCCTGATCCAGAACAGACGCAAACGACTGGAAATTAGTCTGAGCAAGCTCCATGACTGGCCCTGAAAGCCTAATGGAGCCATAAAGATACGCAAGATTAACCTGTGCACGACCGAAACCCTGATTCTTAGCAGCAGGGAGCTGCTCCATCTCAAGTCGGGCGCCAATACCATGGTTACGCCGAACGTGAGTAGTAAACACAACGTACTTACCGCCAGCTTCAGACTTAACACCTTCTGAAGTCTGTTCAATACGCTTGCTAGTCTTAAGCATATTCTGAAGCTGATCACGAACACGCGGTTCGTAAATCTCCTTAAGAATATTTGTAGCAGTTACCAGTGTTGCAGCCATGGGCCTCCGAGCTTAATTTTGATTCTTTGCCGCAGCAAGCATTTGGGCTACGAGGTTACGAGTTTCCCCGCTAGAAAGTTTTGTTGGATCAATTGCACCAGAAGGAATACCTGCACCACCCTTGTTACCACCAAGGATACTGGGTGCAAAGGAATTCTGCTTAGGAGCGAACGAATTCTTAAGTTCATTAAATGACTGAACGGCCTCTTCGCCAGACATACCGTTCTGCATCATGGCAAGAACATAACGAAGGTCATATTCGCCATGCTTTTCCTTAAGAGCTTCAAGCTCTCTATCCAGTTCAATATCTGCCTGTGCATCCTGCTTAGCTTGCGCATCCGCAAGAACAATCTTAGAGACTAGCTCTAGACCCTGCTCTAGCTTCTGGTACTGAGCACTAGGCTCAGGCTCCTCAGTACCTTCATCTACAGGGGGTTCAGTAGTCTGTCCGAACTTATAAGCGTTTCCCAGAGCAGTATATACGTTCTGAGGATTATTGTTGATCTCATACAGAATCCTAAGACCCTGTTCAATCTCCTCATTTGTAATTCCATGCTCTACGAACGGCTTATAAGACTCATACTCCTTAAGTGAAGCGTTAGCAGCCTCAATACGTGACTGAGCCGCCTGATCCCACTTAGCAAAATGAGGGGTTACTACTGAATGAAACTGTTCCGGAAGGACGTTGAGGACGTCATTCCACGCCGGATTAGGCCCTGGAATATTACCCTGATCAGGGGCGTTATCCTGTACCTCGTTACCAGTAGTGGGATCGTCGTCTTCTACAGCCATGATATTTCCTTCTGTTTCCCAGGCTCGTACCTCGTAGGAGGCCCTAAACCTATTTAATAAAAATTAACGAACTACAAACCAGTCACTTGCAAGAAGATCGGTCTGACTAGCAATCCAAGGTACTAGGTTGTTATCAACCGTCTTCATATAAACATACGGCTGGGTCATCTTAGAGTGTGCATCAGGAACCTGGAGTTCCAGATACATACCCTTACCATTCCAGTTAGTACGAGAAACCTTTTCGCCATTCTCCATACACTGAATAGCTGAACCGATTTTCACTAGATTACCTCATTAGAACGCGGAAGAGGCGCTCCAG